AGCATCCGATGTCCGTGACACCTCGCTGAAATTGCCACCCGGTGGTTCGGGTACGGTTGTCGAAGTGCGGGTCTTCTCGCGCCGCGGTGTCGAGAAGGACGAACGTGCGCTGGCTATCGACCGCGCCGAAATCGACCGTCTTGGCAAGGACCGTGACGACGAACGGATGATTCTCGAGCGTGGTTTCCACGGCCGGATGTCGGAGCTTCTCGACGGTCAGACCGTTGCTTCCGGTCCGAAGGGACTCAAGTCGGGAACCAAGCTCACGGCAGCCATGCTGGAAGACATGCCAAAGTCGCAGTGGCAGCAGAGTTCGGTGAAGGACGACAAGGTCCAGAAGCTGGTCGAGGCCCAGATCGCGAACTTTGACAGTGCTGTGCAGCAGCTCCAGGCCAGGTTCAACGACAAGGTCGACAAGCTGCAGGCCGGCGACGAGCTGCTTCCGGGCGTGATGAAGATGGTCAAGGTCTTCGTCGCGGTGAAGCGCAAGCTCCAGCCGGGCGACAAGATGGCCGGACGGCATGGCAACAAGGGCGTGATTTCGCGCATCGTGCCGGCCGAGGATATGCCCTATCTTGATGACGGCACGCCGATGGACATCGTCCTGAACCCGCTTGGGGTTCCGTCACGCATGAATGTCGGCCAGATCCTGGAGACGCATCTTGGCTGGGCCGCGCGCGGCCTTGGCAAGCAGATCGGCGCGGCGGCGGAAGCGGCGCGCGCGTCGAGCGATACCAAAGCGCTTCGCAAGTCGCTGTCGGGCATCTACAGCGACGAGCAGTACAAGGGCGAGCTGCAGGTCATGGATGACTCGCAGATCATCGAACAGGGCGAGCTTCTTGGCCGTGGCGTCCCGATGGGAACACCGGTCTTCGACGGGGCCCGCGAAGCCGATGTGATTTCGCTGCTTGAAAAGGCTGGTCTCAATAAAATGATGGTTGATAATTACATTGCAGGGCAACAGGCTATTGTTAATCAGCAACAGACTGAGTTAACCAATGATATTGGTGGTATGCAAGAATACCAGAAGTTATCTAACTGGGCGGCTGAGACTTTATCTGATGAGGAGCTAGAAGCTTATAATCAAACCGTAGAGTCAGGAACCGTAGCCCAAGCTAGGTTTGCTATTAAATCTTTGTATAGTCAATATCAAGCGGCAGGAGCTCCGACGTTGGCTCAAGGCTCTGTTAATGGTACAGGTGTACCACCCTTTGAGTCTCGTCAACAAGTCACTATGGCTATGTCAGACCCTAGATATCGCATGGACCCTGCGTATAGAGCAGAGGTTGAAAAACGTTTAGCACGTAGTAACGTATAAGGAGAGTTATGAGTATTATTACTACAATTATGGAAAACATTGATACATACATTGGTGTGGCTACATCAGTGGTAGCGGCGGCATCAGCTATTGCGGCTCTTACGCCAACACCCGCAGACGACTCAGCTATTAAGAAAGTATATAAGATTCTTGATTGGCTGGCTCTAAATGTGGGCAAAGCGAAAGACAAATAATGTTACCGCTTATAGCTAAGTTTGTAATAGCCTTCCCAAAGATGGGGAGGCTTTTTTGTGAGTTATTGGATAGATATGAGAAACAAAAGCGTATTAAGCGTCACAATCGGAATACTACTATTATCAACGACTGGGTGCGTAACCCTGACTCAAAGCAAGATTCCGATTCTAATTGAAGATTTAAATAAGCACGATTTTTCGGCTGATGAGCGAGAGACTATAGGCGGTCTTTTGGAGTATATTAATGAGTTAGAAAACAGGTAAATATGAAAAGAAAAAAGCTAAGTGTTTCTATGCGTAAAGAGCATAAGAACCCATCAGGTGGGTTATCGGAAAAGGGAAGAAAGTATTATAACCGTAAAACAGGTAGCAAACTAAAAAGACCAGTAACAGGTAAAGTAAAGCGTGGTAGTAAGGCGGCTAAACGTCGTAAATCATTTTGTGCCCGTATGAGGGGCGTTAAGGGTCCTATGAAGGACAGTAAAGGAAGACCAACAAGAAAAGCATTAGCTTTAAGAAAATGGAGATGTTGATATGCCAAGAGGAAAAGGTACGTACGGTAATAAAGTAGGAAGACCACCTAAAAAGACAGCCATGAAAAAGAAGACAACTAAGAAGAAAAAATAATGGCTAAGATTTGTGCTAAAGGTATAGCTTGGGCAAAGCGTACGTTTGATAAATACCCATCAGCGTACGCTAATATGGCGGCTTCTAAATACTGCAAAGACCCAAACTATGGAAAAGGTAAGCGTAAAAAGCTAAAAATTAAAAAGAGAAAATAATGGGCGAGTTAGCAAAATGGCGTAGAGAGAATTGGGTTCGTATCGGTACGGATGGTAAGATAAAAGGACCCTGCGGAACCAGTAAGAATAAAAAGAATCCTGACCGTTGTTTACCTATGTCAAAAGCTCGTAGCCTTTCTAAATCACAGAGAGCCACCACAGCCCGCAAAAAGAAGCGGGAAGGTTCTAAAGGAAAACAATTTGTATCAAACACAAAAGCCGCTAAAGTAAGACGTAGTGGTTTACGTGTTAAGAAATAACGATTTAATGTCTAATAGTTCTAAGTAACTAGGAGCCCGATGCGTCGGACAACTCCATGGGAAAGGTATGAAAAGGACACCAAACAAAACGAAACATTAATAGCCTAACAAAGGAGAAAAATTATGGCTAATGGACAAGTGCAAACGTTGTCCCGTTTAGGACAAATAAACGGTGCAAACGCTACCGACGCATTGTTCCTTAAGGTGTTCGCAAATGAAATCTTGACTACGTTTGAAGAACTAAACGTAATGAAGAATTTGCACACTGTACGGACAATTCAGTCAGGCAAGTCAGCTCAGTTCCCTGTAACTGGTATTGCGACTGCTAACTATCATACACCTGGCGACGACATCCTAGAAACGTCTGGTTACTCATCTCAGATTAAACATGCTGAGCGTGTAATCAACATCGACGATGTATTGCTTGCGGCAACATTCATTCCTAACATTGACGAAATGAAGAACCATTACGATGTTCGGAGCATCTATGCTACCGAGCTTGGTAAAGCATTGGCTAAGCGTTTCGACATTGCTACAATGAAGACACTTATTGCCGCCGCTCGTACGGACAAAGCTATTACAGGTGCTGGGTTCGCGGGTGAGCAGATTGAGCTCGGTTCTGGTAATTCATTGACCACCGCTGGTGAGTTGATTGAGGTTATTCAGGATATTGCTCAGAAGTTCGACGAGAAAGACGTACCTTCTGATGAGCGTTTCGTTCTGATGAAACCCGCTCAGTACTACAAGTTGATTGGTGCAAACACTGATGCTGTATCTTTCACTACTGACACTGAAGGTGTATTAGGTGCAGGTTATTCTCGTCTGGAGAACCCACTCATTACTACAGGTGTTACTAACTTGGCAACCAACCGGATTGCAAGCGTAGCTGGTATTAGTATTATTAAGACTAACCACCTACCTTCAACTGACCTGTCTTCAACAACAACAGGTGACGGTGCGGCTAACAACGATGTGTTTAATAACACATTGCCTCACGATGCTGATGACGGTAACTTCGACGTTGCCAACACCAACGGTTACAACGGTAACTTCTCTAAGACTATCCTCGTTGCGGGGCACAAGTCTGCGATTGGTACTGTTAAACTGATGGACCTCGCTACAGAGTCTGAATACATTATGACCAAACAGGGTACAGCTATGGTAGCTAAGTACGCTATGGGTCACGGTGTACTCCGTCCTGAGTGTGCTATCGAAGTAGTTACACATACTGCGTAAACCTATGGGGGTCTTCGGACCCCCTTTACCTTTTTATTATGCCTACTGAAGAAGAAATAGCCGCAGAATACGCGCAACTCCAAGCTGACTTGGAGGCGTTTAATGCACCAACTGATGTAGAAATATTACAATCTCTTCAAGGTACTGCTAACGAATTAGCCACTGCAAATAACCTCGTAAACCAACTAGCCGATAATCAAGTAGTTACCGCTAAAATAGACGACGGTGCTGTTACAGGTGACAAGCTTGCCACAGGCTCAGTTGATAATTCTAAGCTTGCTAATTCAACAATTATTATAAACGGCTCTCCTGTATCGCTAGGAGGTACAGCCTCACAAACACCCGCCGACGGTACAATAAACTCAGGTAAGTTAAGTACCGATGCTGTTATTACCAGTAAAATTCAAGACTCAGCTGTTACCACAGATAAAATAGCTGATGATGCTATTACACGTGATAAGATAGGTACGGGTGAGGTACTGACTGGTAACATAGCCACAGATGCTGTTACTAGTGCAAAGATAGGCACAAGCGAAGTTGAGACAGATAATATAGCTCCATCCGCTGTAGTAGCTTCTAAAATAGCGAATGCTACTATTGTAGGCGGTAAAGTAGCAAGTCATACGCTTACATATGCAAAGCTACAAGAAGTTACAAACAATCTACGAGCTTTAGGAGCAATCACAGCTGGTGATGTGGTTGAAATACCGATAGACACTGATGTACAGCCAGCGACCACTGATACGTCACTTGCTACAGCTAAAGCAATAAAAGCGTATGTGGAGAAAAATAGAGTTAACTATGCTCAGCAACTTCTTAAAAATAAATCTACATTAAGTTTAACCGCTAACACATACACAACTATACCCTCTTTAGAAGTATCGATAGCCCCTAAATTTACAGGGTCTCATTTTAAAATATCATTTGATGCTTATATTGATACATCAAATAACCTTATCAACACCGACGATTATATATACGCAAAGTTACAACACTCAATTAGGACTTTGAGCACACTTAGTTTAGATGGTGACTTTTCAGAAACTACATCGGGTACGTATACATCAAACCCATCAGACGGTGAATGGAATGTATTTAAAACAGGAGATTCTGCGGATAACAAAGTGGTTATCGGAGGAGGGCAGGCTCAAATTTTAAATACAGATGGTCAGGTAGAGTTAAGTACAAAGCAATCAGACCTATTAACAGTAGGTGATAAGTATGAATTTGAATACACAATTACCGCTCATAGTGGTGGTAGATTAGGTATATATGGTACTAATCCTTCGGAGGGGCATGAAACAGACACCTTTTTAGGACAACAAATAATATACCTAAAAACGGAAGTTGGAACTCATAAAACTACGTTTAATGCTACATCGGGTTCTCATGTTATATTAGCCGCTGAAGGAAACGGAAATAGGACAATAGCCGATGTTATTATAAGAGATATAAGCGACACAGCATACCAAGACTTAGCTGTAGGTGTAGCGGATAATAGTGAACCTGAAGCATTAATCTTAAACCTAGGACAAGACAGAAACAACACTCGTCACATAGGTATATCCGAGTTTTATGTTAGTGACCCTACATACAACTTAGGAGACGAGGTTGCTATAAGGGTTCAACTAGCTTCTAACCTCACAGAAACTGTAACAATTAATGGTAATAGTAGTGCTACCAATTCACCTGTGTGTTTATCAAAAATCAGTATAGAAGAAATTTATAGATAAGGAGTAATATGGCAGATGTAGTAACGAGAGCGACAACGCTTTCAGATTCAGTAAATGTTTGTTTAGGTGTCCTAGGAGAAACTCCTTTAACGGACGCTATTATTACTGGAGCTAACCCGCCAGTTAGTGTGACTGTTGCTCTTGAGACTATTGAAGAAACCAGCAGAGAGATTCAGTCTAAGGGATGGTGGTTTAATACCAGCGGCGATGATATTACTATTTATACCTCTAAGGCGGCTGATAACGATTACCACGACACGATACCTGAAGAAGCTATACGTTATATTACTATACGCGCCGCCAGAGCTCTACAGACACGATTTATAGGTAACCCAGAGCTACACCAATTTACATCCGAAGATGAGGTAATGAGCTTAGCTTTGTTGCAAAGAGCTCACATTGATAATACATCAGGATTAGATTTTACATCACTACCTGACGAAATTAAACAACTAGGCGTAGATGAGTTTATGTTTCTCCAAAGCAACATGGAGAACAAACTTATGGCTCTTAAGTTAGCTACTGAGGTAGTTAGCCGTGATAAAATTGAAGCTGATAAAGTAAACGTACAAACTCAAAGCTTGTTGATTTCTCAACAGACACAGACTGAAATTAAAGAGACTGCTAAGAGAGAAGCAGAAAAAGATTTACTTGTAGCTCAAGAACTTAAGACAGATGCTGAGACTACATTAACAACTAAGCAAGGAGCCTTAGTTGATGCACAGGAGCTAAAGACTGATGCTGAGACTACACTGACTAATAAACAAGGTCTTTTAGTAGATTCTCAGGAACTTAAGACAGATGCAGAAAAAGACTTACTAGTGTCGCAGAAAACTCAGTTAGATGCACAAACAGCTATTACTGTTACAGAAGAAAAAGCGTTCTTTGACGCTGTAGTGGCTAACACTCAGACCACATATCAAGACCGAGCGGCTGAGTTTCGTATGATGGGTATTCAAGAAAAAGACTTCTACGCTTTACCAGCTTATAAAAAGAAAGAGTCTATTAGTGATGCTGATAAACTTCGCACAGCTATGGCTACCGAAACAGGCACAGATGCCACTGAAATATCTATTGTTAACAACATTCGACGTATGATTGGTGAACGTCCTATAACTGCCTTAAATGGTGATTCTATGGCTTCTGAGGCGGCGCGTATGCTTCGTAAGACATCTACAGAGCTACAAGGGCGTGGTTGGTGGTTTAATACAGAGGTTGATGTAGAGTTTACAGCTGACAGTAACGGTAGACTGGCAACTGCGGGTATGTTGTCTGTAGAACTAAATGAGTATGATACTCGTATTAAAAATGTCAGCGGAACTAAGTATCTGTATGATTTGAAAGAAAAGTCACATACATCCTTTAGCGGTACATATAAAGGAACTGTTATATACGAGCGTGACTTAAACGACATCCCACAAAAGTTTCAAGAATACCTTGAAGTACGTGTGGCAATCCTTCTAACTGAGATGTACCCAAGAGAAGGAATTGATATAAGACGGTTACCTAGAATTGAAAAAGAGCTAGAAGCTTATTTCAAAGATAGACAGAATGATGAAGCTAACTACAACATTTTGGACAGCTACTCTACAGCTTCAAGAGTTGGCATTAACAGAAACTATGATATTGTATAATTATGGCTTTAATTAATACATCAGTACCTAATCTTATTCAGGGTGTTTCTCAGCAATCAGAAACCACACGCTTTGAAGGACAATGTGAAGTCCAAGAAAATGCTATAGGAAGTATTGTTGAGGGGTTAACAAAAAGACCTAATACAAGACACATACAAAAAATACTGACACAAGCATTGGACTCAAACTCTTTCTTTCATTTCTTTAATCGAGATGAAGACGAGCGATATGTTATTATCAGCGACGGTACAGACATACGAGCCTTCAATCTTAT